TGTACATCAGCAGCAGTAAAAGTCCTAGACTTATTGTAAAAAATAATGACAGTGCTGCCAGTAAGAGGGATTGTAAACGTAGAAACTGTTTTAGTACAAGGGTCTGTGAACGTTTGTACAATGACCTGGCCGTTAGCATAAGCGCTAGAAAATAATATGAACAAAACAACACATAGGCCCCTCCACATTACTTCGTAAAGATTCCTTTCTTGATCATGCGGTCCAGGATCCTGGCGCACGCTATGTCAAGAGCTTTTTTTGTAGCAATGGAGATAGTAGACTGGTTAAACTTAACCGGGTCCAGGGTAGCGTCAGAGGTGATGCCGGCTACTTCTTTCGTAGTTTTTGCATCGCCAAGACCAGAACCTGAAAACACCACACCAGTTTCAGCATCAGTGAATCTGACCTGTAAACCAATACGCGTAACCATGAGTTGCTTTGTACCATCCTTAAGTGAAATCGTTTCATCTTCTGATACAGAGTAATCATAACATTCTATAGTAACAAAGTACTTGGCAAGGTTGATCTTGCCACGTCCATCTAATTTGTTCTCGGAGATCCCGGCTTGTGATGCCTGGAACTGTTTTACCATACGGTTCTTGATCTCTGTTTTATCTTCTGTAAACTTGAACCTGTTTAGGTTCTCTAAATATTCCATAGAAATATTGGCCACACCAAGGCCTACTCGTTTCTCTTTGAGCTCCGGATAGAGTTCATACATCTCATCTGATATACCGCACTTGAGTATCTGCACAGGAATCTGTGGACCATCATAGTCCAGGAACTGTGAAATGTCAATAGCTTTTTCAAAACTGGCTTTATACTGCTCTGTCTTGGTAGCCGCAATCTGCTGTGCATTTATCCCGTTGATAAGCATCAGCGTTATAAACAGCAGTATCAATAAGAATTTTTTCATGTCTTAGGTTTTAAATATCTGGACAGCAAGAAGTAGGACAGCCAGAACACCCCTGACAGCGAGTAGAATATGATATCGGTGGCCCAGAAGCTCCCAGTGTAATCTAAGAGCGTCTTGAACAAGACATCGTACCCCAGCGGCAGGAAGAACATGGCAGCCATTAAGCTGGCATCCCGACAGGAACGTAATAGTTTTAGTCTGTTTCTTTTGGTCATCAGTGTCCATGTAGAAGGGTTACGTTAACAATTAGTGCGGATCTTTAATCCTACCACATTTCTGGCATTCAAGTTCACCATCATGATCTGAGTCACCCCATACATGTTCGCACTGACGGTGCTCCTGGTGTTCAAATTCCAGCTTTTCCATTTCTTGTTCGTGTTCTTGTTGGTCAGCTTCAAGAATTTGTCTGTGTTCCTGCTCATCTTTTTGCAGGTCATAGCGTTGTTTGTTTTCTACAACAGCCAGTTCACGGGCAGCTTGTGCTCCGGCAACAAAAGCATCCGGTACAATTGGTGTAAAAGGTCTGTTAGTTTCTTTCATGTCATTAGTATGACCCATAGAAACTCCATCTTCTTCATCCATCTTCTGTACCAGCATCTTATCTTTATCTGTATCAGAGAACCAGTAGTCAATAATCTTACCGTAAGAGCCAATAAAGGCACCCAGTAAAAGCATTAACAACTCTTTCCATTCACCCGCCATAGTAGCGTTGTTGGATACAGCAGTAAAGATTCCTGCAATAATTAGTATAAATCCACCGAGTACACCTGCAGTGATGTACCAACGTCTTTGCATCATGGCATTCAGGAGTTCCCTGAAGCCTGTGTTTGGTTCTTGATTACTCATAGGTTTTTAATATTTCCTGGTTTTTCTTAATCTGAGCTGTCGTCTTACGGCCTGAGCGGATCGATCGCATGGCTCTTTTTTTCTTCTTAGCATTTGCCATAACTTACCATTTAGGGGCTTCTTCTTTAAACTCATCACCGTCTTTTTTAACTTTAGCTGGAGCTGGTTTAGCTGCAACTTCTTTTTCCTTGATGATAACGGTCTTACCACCTGCAGCAGCTTGCTGTGCTTGTTGGTTAGAGTTGGTAATGTTGATTACAGGAGCCGCGGCAGCAGGAGCTGCTTCTTTTTCGTCTTCACCAGTAAGTTTACTGGTAAACCATCCACCCACACCTAGGGTGACGGTTGATACTAAACCGATGATAATGTTCTTTATAGAACCACCGGTACTTGCTTGTTCTTCTGACATAGTGTGTTGTTTTTATTATTTTATAACTATAGGATATTTTACTTCTTTACCATTGATGTCTATAAAGACAAAATCATAGTCACGCTTTGGTAACGCAGACAGGTCATAAGACTTCTTTGTAATTTCACTCACTGCAGTGAAGCCTTCTTTCTTAACAGGTTCTTCTTTTCCAAAAGGCACCACTTGTACAGAATACTTTGCACCTGGTGTAGTTGTAAACTCTACATCCAAAGTGTTTCCAGTTTGTACAATAGTCTTGATACCTGTAGATGTAGACTGTACACCCAGGTCAATCACTGGTGCGGGTTCCATAGCGATCTTAGTGCACGCAATGATGGCTAATACGATACAGAACAAATAGATCAGTAGTAGTTTGCTTGTTTCTTTCATAGTCTTAGAAATTATTATAACCGGTTAACTTGATTTGTGTAGTGTTCAGATTCATACCCAGCTGATTGCCTTTGGCATCACTGGCGTCCATCAGTGCAGATACTTTTACAGATGTAATAATGTTTACACCCTCTCCAATAGTAGAGAACTTTAACTTGAACGGCACTGTAGTAGTAGACAGACTTGTAGTCTTGTTCTGATCCAATGCTCCAAACTTTACACGTCCGTCTTTACAGCTGGCAAATACATACCATGTATTAGGTACGTTAGCTAGAAGCTCTTCAAATTTTATCTTAGCAGGATCAAACGTAAACTCAAACTGTAATCCACTTACTAAAGCTCCTTTTGGATCTACACTCACCGGTATCTCAACACTGTTTGATGTTACTGTAAGATTAGTAAGATTTACATCGATCGATTCACTCACTGGTCCAGGATTATTCACGTATAAAGACGCTTCATTTCTGAATGCAGTGTTTGTTTGCATACTCACTGCAGCATTAGTCTGTACAGTATTTGTACCAGCGCTGCTTACTACCACTTGAGAAGAGTGTGATCTGTTCACATCACCCCATAAAAGATATTTCAGGTCCAGAAACTGATTAGTTCCAAGTGCACCTGTTCTGTAAAATACTTTTGGTGCAGTGATGTTCTTCCAGTTAGAGGTAGTAATCGAGTTCCATGAAGCACCCGGAGAAGTATTAAATGTAAACTCTGCCTGTAAGCCATAATCAGAAGAACCGTTGATGTTACGTATGTTTGATAAGTTTACAGAAGATCCATCAGTAGCTTTAGATAAGTTACTCACCACTTTATAAGTAGCCCATGTAGCGTCATTACTCATAAACTCTACAACACCAGAAAAGATGTCAAATAACTGTATACTTTTTATATCAGCAGGTGTTACACCTGTTCCGTTAAACTCTCTCATATCTACCTGGATACGGCTCACTCCCTGTCCATAAGCGTTTGGTGTAATTACACACCACTCTACTTGTCCTGCAGTTGTTATAGCATCTGTACCAAGCCAGGTAGGAAGACTCATAAATCCGCCACTGCCGGCAACATATCCTGCAGGCAGTGTTATCAAAGTATCAATGCCCGTCACTTGTGACAGTAAACGCGGAAGATCTCCACCATCCAATGACCTATTCCTGTTGATATCTGCAGCATATAGGGACTGACCAGTCTTGAGTGTTACACCTTTTGAGCCATCAAGACCCATAGAAGTAAACTCTGATTGAGACGTTGTAAAATCTGATATAGTAATTGCATTATTGTATATAGTGTAAAGCTTATCCAGCTCATGCATAACTGTGATGTCATACACTTTATTGGCAGCCAGTTGAGACTGGTTGATATCTACTTCTCCTGTAGAAGTAACAGGGAATATCACGCCTGTATTGGTAGCAGTATCTCTAAAAGATACTCTTACATTAGAAAGATTAAAAAGGTTTGTGTTCAGGTCCACCTTGGCGCTGATATACTTACCAAAGTTTTGGTTCATTATAACAGATGTAGATAATGGACTTTCCATAATAGTATTATCCCACTGACCAGCTCCGGTCCAGCCTGCTACAAAATTTAATCTGATCGGATTAAAACTAAAAGCTGTAGAATTAGCTCTCAGTCTGAACTTAATAACAATCATGCGGTCATAACCTGTATAAGGCATACCGCTGTTAGTAGACCAGGTAAGTGTAGCTCTTAAGATGGCATACACATTGCTTGTAGAATAATTATAGTTAGCAAACTGGTAGTTAGTAGTACCATTAGCAGTGGTGTTCTGTGCAGAAGTTACAAAATTATACAACGGGTAGTTGGTCCAGGAAATTTGTGGGTTAGAGTTTTGAGGAAGCACGCCACCATTTCCTCCTGTACCGGTATGATTGACAGAAACAATCTCAAAGTTGTCTTTATCATACTGTACATCAAATAATAACTGACGAGTACTAGTGTTACCATTACCATTGGCTTGAATAATATAGTCAAACTCTCCTCCTCTAGCAAGTGTAACACCCCCTACAGACGATAAAGCCCTGAACTTAATCTGGGCAAAAGATGACATAGTCACACTGAGTAAAATCAGTAGAAATAAGAACGTTCTTTTCATATTAGTTGATCAACTTGTTAACTAAAGATTCTGAAGCTTTTTTTAATGCAGAGCTCAGGTTCTGCTGGTTGAACTTACCGCCCTGGTCAATGGCGAGTGTACTCAAAGAGATCTCATCTGCAGACTCTTCAACGGTGGCTTTCTTTTTTACCTTACCATCTTTGAGTAATTGACCCCTTAATCTGATAACAACAGACTCTTTGTTTTTATGTATCACAGAAAAACTTGACTCTGTCTTTAATACATCCAGGTAGATAATCTCTGCCGTAAGTTTCATAGAAGCTGTACTGTCCAGGTTATATTCTTTATCCTGCAGCACTTCTTCTATTACATTCTTCACACCAAACTCTAGCTTGCGATTGCCGGTAAGTGGACCTACCACCACAGCGTTAGTGACACTGCCTACATGAATCACTTTAGGCTCTTCGTACCAAATATTACCGGGAGAGTTCTTAAAACGTCCGTCAAACTTCCAGTCAAACCAGTTTACAATAGTGCGGATGGTTTCTTCCTGACCTGCAAAATGAAGTCCAACCATAAACATCTGGAATATTACAGCCAGTATTACCCAGGTGAGAGCCAGGTAGATTGGGATCAGTACCAGTTTTTCTTTTATACGATTAATCAGTGTCATAGAGTTATATATTAAAAGAAAAGGAAGATATTATCTTCCTTGTCCTTGATACTTTTTCACAGGCTTGTCTTTAGGTCCGCTAGACTTTTTAGCCTTGCCTCCTTTTCGTTTCCCAAAGGAAACTTTACGTGATCCTGTTGTAGATTTTTTAACAGCCATTGGTTTTATGTTTTATAGGGTTATACGAGTAATGCGTGGTATTCTTTAAAGTGCTTAATACGGTCCGGCAAACCAATGGTGCCACCGTTCACTCTTTTAGTAATAGATGTTACCACTGCATCAGTGGCGCCACCATCAGCCAGTTTATTCAAACCGTTGCTGCTCCAGAACCAGGCAGCAGATAACAAAGCATATTGTGTACTCACTACATCCGGATTGGTTTCCGGTGGAAGTCCTGCCGCTTTAAAGAAAGCAGTGTAGTTACTTTTACCAGTCAGCTGGATTGCTCCACGACCACGGTATTTGTAACCATCACCAGATGCTTCCGGACCATTACCCATACGGTTACCATACACCAGGTTTGCTATTTTAATAGGCTGACGCGCATACGCTGCAGCTTTTGGCTCATCTACAGTGCCATCCGCACGCTTAAAGTATTTTTTAAAGATGCCTACTAGGCCTTTAGCCGAGTAGTTCAGGTTTTCAGAGAACACTCTAAAGCCACCAGACTCATGGCCACACTGTGCCAGGAAGTGTGAAAGTCGTAGCGGTGTGTTCACACCAAACTTCTCCATCACCCCGGGTATTTGTGCAATAACAGAGTCAGGGACGTGTCCCTTCAGTCGATCAATATTCATATAGTATAAGTTTATTACAGAGAGTTACTCTTAGCCTTTGGCTTGTAGTACTTCTTTTTCTTTTTAGGAGCTGCAGGAGCACTTTCAAGTGGTATCAAGTTGCCTTTAGGTGCAACAGGAGCTTCAGCTTGCTTAACTTTTACTTCTTCCACTGCTTTGATAACATCTTTGACAATGGTTTCAGCTTCTTTCTTTTGTTCAGGAGTGATGGTTTTTACCAGTCCTAATGCTTTTTTTACGATAGCAACGATGCTCTTTACAGTAGCAACGATTTTTGTAATGATAGCAATGATCTTTTTCATAGTTATTGTTTTAGTTTGATCTTCCAATATGATTGGAAGCCGTAATTGATACCGCCATTTACAGTGGTACCGATGTTTAGTCCAAAAATTTGGTCCTTCCTGTTCTTATACAGGAAACCACCGTGTACGCCATTTACACCCAGAGTGGAGTTCATGTCAATACCTCCACCTACATACATCTGTCTTTTAGGAGCAGCATAGTGTGTAATAGTGGTCGTCTTGGTGATAGTAGGAACCTTGTAGTTATATTTATAAGAACGAGTTTTGATCTTGTTTTGCTCTACAGTGTCTGTAATAGCAACCCAACCGATCGTATCCAGCTTGAGGGTATCTATAGAGATATTCATAGCATAAAGCTGGTTTAACAAATGCTCATACTGAGCTTTAAGCTTAGCATAGTTTGTATCCGGTATCAGCTGTGGCGGAAGTGTATCATGAATAGGCGGCAGTGTCTTTAACACCTCGACCTTTCTGAATATCAAACTGTCGTGGATCTTCCACGCAGTATCGTGCACCGTAATGGTGTCACTCTTCGGAGGACCATAGTTCCTCATCGGATTACAGCCGTTTTGCTGTAAGAAGAATATGACTGCAACAGCAATCACGATGATGGTTATTACTCTATTCATCTTCAGGTTTTTCTTGTTTTTTACGTAAGGAGAACTTATCACCGGTGTCTCCAATCATGGCTGCGATACATACATACATCACGGCATCTACCAAAGCGTCAGATGGTGATATACCTGTGCGGTTAAAAGCGTTTGCAACAAGGGCGAGACAAAGAAATATAGTACACGCCAAAGCCACTACCGGTTTGATAGATGTGGCCCCCCTCTCGTCTTTTAACAAGTCGAGGACCCATTGTTTAAAGGTCATATGTTGATTTTTTAAAGTGCTCTTTTAGCAGGATCTGCTTGAGGGCTGATGCGATCTTCGGGCTTTACCGCGATGATCTGCAGGAATGCAGGTTGGGCTGCAGGCTTTTTTTCAGGAAGACGGTTGGTCGTCATGTTTCCGTATACCACACGTTCAAGGTTATCGATACGTGTCTTATCTATGTTAGACTGTGCCATCAGGATTTTCATGTCCTCACGTACAGCTTTTAGTTCTTGTTTTACATCGTTCACCGCAGTCCAGATCAGTAGCCCTAATAAAGAGGCCAGACCCGGAAATAAATAGAGTTTAATCTTATCCAAAAGAGGTGATGCCATGGTCAAAATTCGATTTAGAAGTCTTACTGTAAGCTAACAACATCTGCTTGGGTCAAACCACTACTGTGAATGAACAGGCTGTTTGGTAGAATTCCCCCTTTTTCATCTAGGCGGATATAGTATTTTAAACCCTCCGGATGTGCGGGTAATTGCGTATTGGTATTGATTTCCAATATGTTATCAACTGCAGGTACTTCTGTATGAGACATCATGGTGCCCGGAATAGGGAAACCTAGGGCGTCTGTCTGGGCGTAAAACTTTTTTGCCATGGCAAGTAAGGTTAGGATATATAAAGAAAAAATACTGTAGAACTTCTAAACACTCTACAATATAATATACTACTTTTTGTAGAACTTTCAATACATTTGCACAAGTAAATAATCTCAGGTATATGATAGAATCCGCAATCTATGCCTCGACCTTGGAAAAGAAGCTCATCATTGAGTTTAAGAACAAGTTCAGGCTGAAAATGGGCTATGACCCCATTGTGTTAACCAAGATTACGGTGGATGAGTATGGAATTCCACTGATGAGTCTTGAGACTTTAGAGTCATACTTTGACTCCTTTTTACCCGTCCGGTTTGGCAAAAAAGTCCCTTTGGGCAGCAAGTCACGGAAAAGGGATTTGGTAGAACTCCGTATGATGTTCGTGTACATTGCCCGCACCATGAAGTACACTTGTGAAAGAGTAGGTGAATTCTTAGGTGGCCGGGATCACACCACAATCGTGCACAACATCCACATGTTTGGTATCCTGATGGAAACATCAGACAGCTTCCGCGAGAAGTATTACAGTATCCTCACCTATATAAAACAAAACCATGAGTCACCAGCTTTGGAAGTCGCTTATCAAGTACCAGATGAGTCCCAACATGCTTTACTTTCTTGATTGCACCAGGAACCGTATAGCTCCTTCCCCCATTATAGACATAGATGCAGAGCGAGCACTGGCTAAATCCCTGGGACTGTTGAGTCCTGAAGGTATTGTAACCGAGCAGGCACTCACAGTACTGGATGATTTTGAAACCTTTCTGGTTAAAACTAAGAAGAAAGTGACTACTGATGTACTCGGTGATGATTTCTTACAACAGATAAAGACTTACCGTGACATCTTCCCTACAGGGTTACTACCTACAGGTGAAGTGGCGCGCCAAAACATCGAGGAGCTCAAGATCAAGTTTATCTGGTTCTTTAAAGCCTATCCAAACTTTGACTGGCCACTGATCCATGAAGCCACTAACTATTACAAGTTTATCAAGCTTAAGGATAACCTTAAGTTTATGGCCACCAGCTCTTACTTTATACAGAAGACCGACCCTAAAACCAAGACTGTAAAGTCTACCCTGGCAGATTACTGTCAGCTGCTCCAGGACGATCCGGATATCGTCTTCAAAGAACAACCTTTTAACCCGTAATGAATGTCACGTACAGAAAAAGGTATACACCGGCTAATCATCAGCCTGCTATTTTCTTTGGTAACCTGGGTTATTATAGATAACTTAATTGTAGAGGTATCAGCCGTAAGATATATTTTTATAGAACTTACTGTTGTTTTATGCATGAAGTTCTCTATATTTACAATCCGCAAATTGAGACTAGATGACCCTTCACGAACAGGACGTTAAAGATTTGTTTGAACAGGTGACCGTAGCTCTACCCGGCAGCAATAACCTACGGGTTATAAAGCTGGACGGCTTTTCAGAAGCGATAGAACAAATGATGAACAAGGCCTACTATATGGGCTGCCAGGAAAGCATTGCCTCGGCAGAGACTATTATAGAGAAGGTTTTTAACCGAGAGCTATGAGTACAACTATGCCCTATGGGGCAAAAAACATGTCGGAGGTCCTTGCAGAAGGTCTCCGTTATATAGACGACCGCAGAACAGGCCGGGTAAAGTCTTTCAAGACTCCCTGGACCGGGCTGAATTATGCCGGTATAGGTGGACTGGAATGGGGATCGATGCTCACTATTGGAGCTAGACCTGGTTCCGGTAAAACCATGATAGTCTCCCAGATACTGAGGGAGTCACGCCTTCACAATCCTGACCAGGATTTTTCTATCCTGGAGTTCCAGTTTGAGATGGGTGACAAACAGTATGCAGCGCGTCAGTTTGCAGCTGAAGTGGCCATGGATTACAACCATGTCCTCAGCTCTTATAAACAACTGGATGATTTTGTATACGGACAAATGCAAAAACATCTGGCAGATACAGTGGCCCTGGAAAAGACCGGTGTGCAGCGTAAGCTTATTAAGAAGCCTATCCCTGTACCGGAAATAGAAAAGGCCATCCGGTATTACTACGAAGCTATGGGAGCAAAACCCATGGTAGTAACGATTGATCACAGCTGGCTGATCAAGAAAGGAACTGGTGACAAGGACAAGTTTGATGTCTTATACAACACAGCAGAAATGCTGATGCAGCTTAAGAACGAACTACCTATCATCGTACTGATGATTACACAGATGAACCGCACTATGGAAGAAGCTTCCCGCACCCATCCGGGTCAGGTGGCAAACTATCCCACGTCCGGTGACATCTTTGGCGGTGACGCCCTGATGCAATCTTCAGACATGGTGGTCGCTGTTAACCGT